GTCGTTGAGTTGGTCTTTTGTGGGGGCCAGTAGGGGAATGTAGGGGGAGCGGACGCTTCGGCCGGGGGCCATACCGCCGGGGGCTTCTAGGTCGTAGCCGTTGAACCGGATTGGGGCGTCCGGGTGTAGTTCCAGACAGGCTATTATGGCCATGAGTTCGGTTTTGGCTAGGCCTTTGGGCCAGGAAATGATGACTTTTTTGAAGCGGCGCCGGCCGGTGAGGTCGTTGCCTTCATAGGTGTAGCCTTCTGGGTAGTGTTCGTAGGCGCGGTAGAGAATATAGCGGATGTCGTCACGAACTTTGTAGGGTTCACCAGCAAGGGAGCCTGGGCCGAACACCATTCGTTCTTCCAGGAAGTCGCACACTTGGGGCCCTAAGGTTGGCCAAGAGTTTATGGTGCCGTCAGGGTTTTTTTCTGGCTGGGGGACTACTATTTCCATGATCCTAGTCTAAGCACAGTCCTTGGCCGCGTAGGCGGCGTCGGTGCCTGTTGCGTGATGTGGTGGTGTAGTCGAACATTTGGGTGGGGGCCAAATGGTCCACATTTTCCCGCACTGTTTTCTGTTGGTGGTGGATGAAGCATAGGGTTTGTAGGTTGCTGGGCCGGTTGGCTTCTAGGGTGCGCCTGTCTTCCGGGAAGTCACGGAGGGGGATGATGTGGTCTACTTCTACACCTGGGGTGCCGCAAATGACGCACTTGTAGTTGTCGCGTTGCCTAATGGCTTCTTTGAGGCTTGCTGGTATGTCCCCCACCCGCCTAGGCCGGGTGTTGTCTCGTTTGTGCTGGGGGCAGCGGGTAGAACCTGGGGCTGCGAATTCTAGGCATTCGTGGTGGCCTGCCGCGTCATCCCACTGGTATGAGCACAGTTTTGATGCCGGCATCCTATTTTGACCCGACTAGTTTTTTCCGCCGCACGCCTTGCTGCCGGAATTTTTTCTCTTTTAACCGTTTCGCTACCGCGTTGAGCGGTACGAAACCGTGGTTCCAACGGCCTCCGTGCATGCCTTTTCCTTTTTTCGCCTTGTTGAGGGCGCGGCCTTTCCGCTGCTGGCCAACACTCATACTTGTAACCTCCAGTGTTTTGTTCTGTGGTTTTAATGTAGCACGGGAAAAACCCCCAACCCTGGCCAGGAATAGGGTTGGGGGCGTCTTAACAATCTCCCGTTTATATGTTAGCCTAGTTTTCTTTCAACAGTGCTTTTGCCACTAGATCGAATCGGGGCGGGACGAAAGTTTCGGTTTTGAGTAGTTTTCCTTCCGCATTGTGTGGTTTGTCGCCTTTGAGTTTTGAATCGTTTGATGCGATGACTTCCAGGATTGCCAGGCCGATTTGGTCTTCCATGCCGGCTGCGGCGGCCATGCCAAACAGGGTGAAGATCACATCGCCGAAGCCATCCAGCATTTCTTGGATGTTGTTTTCCCGGGCTGCTTGGATGAGTTCGTTTGCTTCTTCTTCAAAAATGGCAATGTGGCGTTTTCGGTATTTTTTACTACGGTCCCATTTTTCAGCCCGGTCACATAGGTGAATGTTTTTGTAGTGGCCTGCGTTTTCGTTCCACCATTTCACACGGTCCGCTACTTCATCAAATCCCCTGAGGATGAGTAGGTCGTCCAGGTAGCGGTCGATTTTCCAATGCGTGACCTTGTTTTTCTCAATTGGGAACCACAATTGTAGATTTTTTTCTGTGAGGGTCCGCTGTTTTTTGTGTTTTTTACTCATTGTTGTTTTCCTCATGATTGGGGGATTGTTGCTCGTTGGTGGCGGGGCCGTTTAAGGCCCCATCAATGTCAAATTGGGGTGTGCCATCGGGGAATTTGAGGGCTTCGGCTAGTTCTTCTTTGATGAAGTCTGCTACCCGCTGCATTTCCGCGTCGGCGGCGGGGGATAGGCGTTTTTGCAGGAACTCCAGCCAGCTGCGTAGGTTACCGGAAACCATGATGTTTGTGGCGAAACAGTTGGGGAGTACGGCGCGGCTTTTCTCCCGTTGCTGCTTACGGGTTAAACCGTTTTTTTCTCCCAGTAAACCTTGATCTAAGGCTTTGTATCGTTCGTAAACGTAAGCCGATAAGTAAAGAGTGCCGTGTTCTTCGTCCGCGGTGGCGTTTGGTGGCACCACAACCCGTGGGGGTTGAGCCACATAACGCTGGGATTCTTGGCTGAAGCTGAAGTGCCGGTGCCGCACCAGTTCGTGGGTGAGGCTCCGGGATACGCCTTCGAGATAGAAGTTGAAGTGTGCGTGTTCCAGTACGCTCCAGTGGTTTTGGGCCACAATGTTGTTGAGGTAGGCGCCGGGCTGGGCTGTGTCAGGGTTCGGCAGGTGGTGGCTATCGTAGCAGACTCGGCCGCCGAACACGGCGGGCATGAGCGGGCTTGTTGGAACGGTATTTTGCATGGCGGAGGCGAACTCGTTAAACTTCAGGGACGCTTCTTCAGCTTCATACCGGCTAAGTTTCGCCCTCATGTGGTCCCCCCAAGCATCCAAAAGCTGGCTTGTCGCCAAAGTGTGACCTACCAGGTACACCCCTGGGGTGATGACTTTTTCAAGCAGTTGTTCGTTTTGAAGTCCGTCACGAATTATGGGACGTAAGGGTTTCACTTGGACTTTTTCGACTTTTAACCGTGACATGGTTAGTTTTCCTTTTCTTCCGGGGCTACCCGGATTCCGTACACGTCGTGGGCTAGGTGCACCATGGCTTGCACAATGGTTTCCGCCGAGGTGTCCCCTGGTAGACTGCTGGCCGCCATCACCATTGGGCTGTGCTGGTTCTCGAACCCCTCGGCGGGGGTGACCACCACGAACCCGAAGACCGCCACTTTGGTTTCGGCCGCGGGGATTCGGCTGGTTTCCGCTAAAACTTGGGTGTTGAATGTTTCAAGTGCAGGGGTGAGTTGTTGGAAATTATCCACTGGTTTACCTTCTCTTATTTTTCCGCCGGGGCACTAGTGAACATGTATTCTTCCGGGTCGAACAGGTTAATGTCTGCTTCTTCTTCCTCAGTGTTCATTTCAACAAACACGGCTTTGCCAGCGCAGAGTTCTTTTTTAAGCTTGCGGGGAATGTCTAGGTCTAGGGCTTCACTCGTAACATCGACACATAATAGTCCCGTGGTGAATTGTAGGGCTTTTTCCATGCGTTGCATGTGTAAACCGTTTGGTGCTACTTCCCGCAGGGCGTGGATGGCATCGTTGACAATTCCGGCAATTTTGCGGATGGTTTCGTTTGCTTCTTTTTGTTCGAATTTCAGTGGGCCTTCAATTTCGATCATTGGTTTATTCCTTTCTTGTTATTGGTGTTCGCAGTAGGCTTCGTTCAAAAGTAAACGGTCTACACTTGGTGTTTTAGGAATGTTTTTGCACCAGGGTTGAACGGAAACATCTTTTGGTTTTGATGTTATCAAGAATTTCACCCCAAACACTATTAATAAGCACCGGGACTATCTCGTTGTTGCCCAACTGGGATGGGGATTCTGCCGCCATGATGTCCAGCACGGCTTGTAAATGATCCCGGATTTGTTCCAAAGGGGTTGTATCACTCATTATCGCGTTCCAGCCGGTCAATTTCCCGCTCAACATACCATTTGGCTTTCCGCAGGTCTGTGAGGGGGTTTTCGTGTTTTGTTTGGCCGTCTGTCCGGGTTGCGCGGGCCAGGTATTTGACCGCGTTGCCCGCGTTGTAGGATAGGTTTTCGGCAATGTCAATCACTTCAGTGTTGTGGCTGAAGTTTTGGTAGTGTTCGGGGTTGATTTGGGGGTCGGGCTGTTGGGTATCGAAAGTTATATTTTGGAACTGTTCGTCTGTCATTATTTTGAGTTCTTCGTACTTGTTCGTGTTGGGGTTGAGGATGTGCACTTTGCCATCCCAGAGGTCTCGGAGGTTTTGTTGTTTGGTGATGCTAGTTTCGTCAACAGTTACTGCCCGCGACATTGGTTGGAGGTCATCTAAGGGCGAGGATTTCTTTTCGGATTCCTGTTCCTGTTCCTGTTCCTGTTCCTGTTCCTGTTCCTGTTCCGCGGCGGTTTTCAGAATTTCAGACAAAGTGGCACTGTTAGAGCACTCCGGCAACACGAAACCTAAAGCAACCAGGTCAGAACCGGTAAATTCTTCAGGGAGCAGGTCAAGGAAGAATTGTGGGTCCGGCAGGTCGTATGGTTGGTATTCCGCGGGGGTCATGAGAACATGGTTCATCGGTTCAGTTTCCACCCCACCTGTTTTACTAGCCCACGGCACACTGAACCATGGGGCTTCGGGGGCTCGCCGTTTTGAGGAAATGCCGTAAACATTATCCAACAGGTAACTGTTACCTAAAATTGCAACGGGGAGAGTGAAATCTTCACTATCCACCAGTTGCTCCAAAATGTGGAATAGCGGCATGCGGTGCCGGGTTTCATCATCACTGAAGTTGGTCACTAGGTTAGCTGTTAAACCCTCACCAGGTTGGGTTTGCAGCGTGAAATAGTCCAAATCGTAGAGTTTTTGGCCCTCCACCCAGGCTCCCCGAATGGTGAACAAAGCAATCTTGTCGCTGAAACTGCCGAAATCAGACTCCCAGTGTTTGTAAAAACTTTGCTTTTTCAGGTAGGGGGCGGGCTCACTGTTGGACGCGAAACCCCCCACTTCACCCAGGTTTATCATGGGGTTTTCATCATCGAATTTTCGGAAAAACCCAATCATGAGCGGGCTACATGTCTCGTAGTCTTTGGGGAGCATGGCTGCGAAGAACCCGTATTGTTCTTTGAATTCTTCGAGTGTGTGCACAGCGTGTGAGTTATACAGGTCTGATGCGGTGTCCAGGAAATGGTCGGAAATTTCTTCTGGCATGTACGCAGTAACAGGATACGTCCACTGGTTTGTTACAGGGTTTTTGTTCACCGTCACAACGTACACGGGGAAGAACATGTCAGTGAGTTTGGTAAGCTCAGTCACGTTTGAGTTGGCGTAGCCTTCGGAGCTCACACCCACGTGCCCGTGTTTGATGACGAATTTGAGTGTTTCCACCCTGACTTCATCGTGGTTTGTGGTGGGGTTTTTCCCGTAGGTGGCGATGAACATGTGGGTCATGTCCAAAAGTTTAGGGCTGATGTTTTCGGGGAGCATTTGTTTCTCCTATTTTTCCGCGGGGATGATGTAGCAGCAAGCAATGTATTGGAGGGCAACAAGGGACGCGGCGGCTACGGCTTCCCGGGTTTCATCGTCCAGGTGCTTGTTGGACATGAATAGTCTGTGGAGGGTTTCTGCTTTTTTCACCATTTCTGCCCCCGCATAGGTGAGGTTCCCGGAGGGGATTTGTTGTTCAAGCACAAACTGGTTGAGTCTTGCTTGTTTCATGAGCTTTGGGGTGAGGCCTGCTTCTAGGCCACTGTCTGACGGGACCCCTGCCGCGTGTTTGGGGCCGCGGGACCACCGGTCGACTTCTTCCATTGCGGCGGTGTAGAACACGGCGGCTGCACACAGGCCGTTTTTCAAATCGTCGACGGTTTCGCTTTCTTGCAGGTTGTCTAGTTGTTCGTTGGCGATGTCGTACATGAGGGCCCGGTAGGCGGCGTAGGTGTCCAACAGTAGTGAATACTTGTCTACTGTTAGGTCTACTGGGGGTGTGGGGTTTTGGTGAATCGGGTGGTTTGGGTACGGCTCATATTTTCGGGTGAGCTCGCTTGTGAGCATTTCAGGGGGATTGTTTGTTGACATACCCTGATTATAGTCAAGCTGTCATTGGGTTTACAAGCCTGTAGCCCGTGTTTTTCAACACATTTGTGGCGCGCCGCCGGGCTACATCTCGTCGTAGGTTGGCAAGGAAATCGCGGATGATGCTTTCCAAATTGTTAAGCCACCAGGTGAGGATTTGGATGTGGAATAGTACTAGTGGGAGCCCTTGGAGGGGTTGGGGTTTCGGGTTTTCCGCCGGGGTGGGGATTGTGTTTTCGGTTTCTTTTGCCGCTTTTTCAGCCGCGGTGGGTTCGGTTTTCAGCAGGGGCCTTAAGTAAGCTTGGGTGGTTGCCTCCTGGTGGGTTGCTTCAGCTAGGTTTGCGTTCGTTGGGTCGGTGTCAACAAAAATAGTGTTCACGTGCCACAAGTATTCCCATTTTGTTTCCGCTTTTGCAACCCAGTCTTGGACGGGTTTTACTAGATCTTCGCAAATGTTCGGGTGGAAGAGTTCGCGGAGTTCGTCGTCGAAAAGGGAAATGTCCGTGTCCACCAGGCCAAGACGGTGAACGTTCACTTGGTGTTTCTCCAGGGTTTGCTGGTAGAACTCTTCGTTTCCTTGTTCGTAGTAACCTAGGTTATTTTCCCCAACGGGGTGGATGGTGATACACCAACAATCGGTTATGGGTTTTTCTTTCCGAAGGTCTAGCAGACGGTAGACCGCGGAGTGGGCCATGATTCGCGGGTTGGGGGCACCGTCTGTGGTGCCGAACAGGCGGGTTAACACTAGGTAGGTGCTGGCGGGGTCAAGGTGGTTTGGTTGCCCTTTGAGCTGGCCGTGCCAGGCTGCAGCGATGAAGTTTTGGTAGAAAGCTTCCACCATAGGGTCGGGGTTGGTGGTTAAGGTGAGACCGTTTGGGAGTTGATGCCTGGTTGGGGTGAAAATCCTTGCACCCTGGTGGTCCGCCGGGGGTTGCTGCGTCGGACTACCTAGGATCCGGTAGTTGTAGTAGCTGCGGGGGTTTTCCCGTGGAGGGTCTGCCGCGAGGTTAGGGTTGTAGACGTCTACGATTGGCCGGCCGAGAACGTCTGTGATGCGTTCATAGCCGGGTAGGGGTGGTTCGGGGTTCGGGTTGTATTCGATACCGTTTTCATCTCGGGTGGGTTCAGATTGGTTTTCCCCGGGCCCCTGGTTTTCCGCGTTGGTTGTCATGGTTTTAGTGTAGTACGGGCATGAGGGTTTGGCTAGTGTTTTTCCGCGGCTGGTTTTGCCAGTTTGTGGGTGCCAGTTTGTGGTTTTTGGTAGTTTGTGTTTTCCCTGGTCAGGTGGGGTGTTACCTGAATTTACCAGTTTTTACCACTTTTTGCCATTTTCTGGTAAAAAAGTGGTTTCCGCTGGTCAGGGGTGGTTTTTTGGCCTGTTTTTTGGCCTGTTTGCCAGTTTTCCACCTTTTTCTGGAAAATAGAAAAATATAAAATTTTTACTCCCCTCACTTAAGAAATATTAAGGATTATTAGTATCCTTTAAGGTACACATATGGTTCGCGCGTATTATTTATGTACGTACGTGGTAATGTGGTAAACGTATAGTGTATATATAAATAATATTCTTTAATTAATTATTATTTATATATCTACCTGGGAAAACACATATTTCTTTTGTGGAACTAACACTGATTTTTGCTTGGAAAAACCATTACCACTTTTTTTACCACTTTTTTCCAGACCTGGTAAAAACTGGTAATCCGCATGTCAAAGGGCATTTCCGGTTTTTCAAAAAGTGGTAAACCACCGCGGAACTGGCAAACCCCACCAAAAACTGACACCCCACACCCCAAAAACTAACAACAAAAACCAATCACACCAGGTGGGGGCACCCACCAACCAACGCGGAACAATCTGCTATAATCAAAAACAGGTGGCGCCACCTACCGCGGTAGGCAAGCCACACCAGCCGACGTTCCTTAGCGGCGTAAGGTGAAAACCTTGTAACGTGTGACCGCGCCACCTGCCACCCACCTACCACGTGTAGGAAAGGATATCCGGGGCCCTGCAAGCAATCCACTAGCTGGCATGAACTTGCGGGGCCCCCGCACAAACTGCTACCATAAAGCCGCGGGCAACCAGAATGCGGTAGCGAAGCCGAAACCCCTAAGGTTTCGCCTCCAATGCCTAAAAAACTGGTTGCTGCAATTCCCCGCATCGGATTCACCAAGTGGGAGACACAAAATAAAACCCCGCAAGTCTTTTGACCGTTTTCCACTTGCGGGGTTTTATTATTGCCACAATTAGCCGACCGGCGGCCACAAATCATTCTCCGTCAACACCAGGTTCCCTTCCGGCAACCCCAGGCCTTTCGCAATCTTCTTCGCGGCTAAACCATAGTCCGGGCCAAATCGGCGATTGCCAGTTCCCACCACAAACACATCCCCCCCTGGAACCCCCTTGGTGAGCTCCAGGACGGTCTTTTTGAGCAGTTCCGGTACGATACCTATGCCTTGTTCCTTCTCGGCCCTGGTGGGCAAATACGTGGGGATCAGCAGCACCACCGCCAACTCACCGCGGAACTGCTGCTTCACCCGTTCCATGAGCTCCAACCGACTAAGCCACCCCTCATCCTCAAAAAGTCCAGCCATGACCGGCAAATCAACGCGGCGGGAAACAAGCCGGTACAACGTAGCGCGCCCGGTCAGCCACTCATTCACCTTCGCCTGCAGGCGCCGGGTCTTCCCCGTCTTACTAAACGCAACAGTGTACACGTACTTGTACTTTGACCAATCCACATCATCAAAAACCATAGTTTAAACCCCTCCCTGGGCCTTTATGGCCGCATCGAACGCGGCGTCGAACTTCTCCCGCAGTGCCGTCTCCTGCTTCTTGCTGTAGCGCCTCCGGCGCGGCTTCTTCTTCGGCTGGTCCCGGTACGCCTCAAAACTCTTCGGCCCCGTAACCCGCGGTGGCATAGCAACCGTCTGCACACCATTGTGCACAATGTCACTGCTCTGGATTGTTACCGGCCCGTAATCCCACGGAATATCCTTACCATCCAAATTACGAATAGATACCGCGAAACCAGTACAAAACTTGATAACCAACTTGCCCTTGTGGTGCACTTTAATCACTGTGCGGGAAATATCGCACTTATCCAGCGTTAACTCCCCCCCGGACGGCACAACGAAATGCGAACCCATGAGCGTGGATTTGGTGATCCGCATCTTCCCCCCAACGCGGATAAACTCGTGGTTGAGCAGCACCCCAATACGGGTGATACTGTCCTCCGGTTCCACTTTAATACCATAATTCGGCATATATTCCTCTTTCTCTTGGTATGCGAAAACCCCCACCAGCATGACAGAAAGGAAAACAAAAAGTGCCAACTAGTGGGGGCCTATCTTTACAAGCGCGGAAGAACACGAAAGGTAAAAACTTGTTCTTCCACTTCTAGATACTACCACCCGCGTGCCGGGAATACAAGTCCTTGATTGTTTTTTCTTCCCGCTTTTTTTCTTCCACTATCGTGCCCCGCTCACGCAGCTGGTTTGTGCGCTGCTGCCCCATTTCACCCTGGCTGATAGACCAGCGCAGACTGGCGCGGGCCAGCGGGTCAAGGCCATAAGATTTGCAGATGCGCTCGAACTTATCCCCATAAGCCCTAGCTGCAACGTCTTTCGTATACCCGTCCACCGCGTGGTGCAAATACTTAGCGGCCAGGTACAGGTTCGTGAAATCGGATTTAATGAACTCCCCGGCCATGGGGGAGTCCCAAATGTCTTCCCACCAGTCCACCACCACGGGGTGCCACTCGATGTGCCCGGCGCGTTCCACAATCTTTTTGGCCCAGTCGGAGTGTTCTTCCGTGAGTTTCGCGGCGATGAGCTGGGGGAGGATGTCGAACGGGTTAGGGGGTGTGAGGTATTTTTTGGGGTCTGGGAGTGGGGGCCTAAGTTCTGGTTCAACGCGGCTGTTGAGCATTATCACGGTGGCTTTGGCGCCTTTTTTAGACGGCCCGTCTGCTTTACGTGGTCCACCACGTGCCATGGCTTGTTCTCCTGTCTATGGGGCTGCTGGGGGGTTTAAATGGGATGTTAGCACCCTGGTGGTGAAAATTGAAGCTGAAAGAAACCTGAACCTGACCCTTATACACATCTCCGAGCCCACGAGACGTAGAGGAATCTCGTATGCCGTCTTCTGCTTGAAAAAAAAAAAACAAAATATCAAACATA